CTTCGCCACCCGCCCCAGAGCTGGTGCTATGTGGAGGAGGGCTGACAATGGCTGACTACAACCTGAAACTGTGCCCGTTTTGTGGGGGCAATGGTGTTGTGCAGAGAAGCGGTTATTGCTTTCGGGTATGCTGCTCAAACAGAGACTGCCCGATCGAGCCGAGAACACATTGGTTTTCTAACCACCTATCAGCAATCGAAACATGGAACAGGAGGGCTGACAATGGATGACTACATCAAACGAGAGCGGAGCGAGCTGGGACATTTTCAATGAGGACGATTTTTGCAGCTACGGAGAAAGGAAAGAAAATGATTAACGCAAAAGGTGAAGTTATTTATACAAACGCAGAAATAGCTTACGAGCTCGGGATTACACCGGCAACGGTTAATGCCATTGGGAAGCGGCTGTTTGGTAATGGACGAATTCCGCATTGGACACTTAATGACGCGAAGCTGATTGTTGAGTACATCAAGTCTATTTCCGTCGAAGAAGATGCACGAAGACTGTCCGTTCTGCATGACGCCGTTCATGAAATCATGGGAGATTGCAAGCTGGATGATGCCGACACAAGAAAACGTGTAGGCAAAGATATTCATCTTACTCCGAAAGGATGAAGCACAAAATGAACGATAAAATTCCCTATGCGAAAATGTTGGAAGATGGAATCAAAAAGCTGACAGAAGGAAAAGCGCAGAACGCAGTTTTGTGCGGGCTGCTGGAAGATGGCACAACGTGCGTTGCATATGCGAATGCGTCACCTGAAGATTTGGCGAACATTGCGTGTCATCTGCTGTCCGAAGCGTTTATGCGAACGGTTCTTGTTAACATCGACATGGTAAAAGATGCCCTTGATGAATACGAAGATGAAGAAGGTGAAGCGGAATGACAAGGGGCGAATATATGCGCATGGCGCGAAACAGTGCGAAGCTGTCAGCAGCACAGCTTTCAGTGATGTCCGGGGTTCCAGTGTGCACTATTAGATCGCTTGAATGTAAAGTAAGCCGCTCCGGGCGGATTGACACGCTGGAATTGCTTGCGGATGCGCTTGGAATCAGCATTGACGAATATGTCGGGCACAAGGTCATGGTGAAAAATCATGCCTAAAAACAAAGGAATTTACCGCCTGTTCCGCACCAAAGCGGAATATGATTGGCACAACGAAAACATACGGCACGTCACAAGGGTTCTAACGCTTGACTATGTAACTGTCGCGCTTGGCAGAATGGGCTTCCGTGAAAGCAAATTCGCAGAGTTTGAAAGGGTATTTTCGGAAGTCTATCAAGAATACATGGAAAGCTTTGCGGATGACCTGAAAGATGACAAGGAAATGGTTTATAGCCGTGCCGTGCTTGATAGGGAGCTGAAGCAGTACACCGGGAAGCTTTTTGCACCTGCTGAAGAACGATACCGATAGAAAGAAGGTGGTATGATGGATTCACCAAAGAAATATCTGCAACAGATCAGGCTTTACGATTCTCACATCAGCACGAAGCTGGAAGATTTGCAGCACCTGAAGGAAATGGTGACAAAAATCACGCCAACATTGAAGGATGATGTTGTTTCTGGCGGGGGCAATCAGGACAAGCTTGGTGATGCGATTGCAAAGATCGTTGATCTTGAAGCGGAGATTGACCGGGATATTGACCACTATGTTGCAGCGAAGCAGGAAATCAGCGCCACGTTGGATAAGCTGACTGACCCTGACCAATTACAGGTATTGCATATGCGCTATGTGCAAAACAAGACGTGGGAACAGATAGCATATGACACCGGCTTTTCTTATCGCTGGGTTTGCACACTCCACGGAAGAGCACTACAAGAAATAGAAAAAATCTTGACAAGTGCATAATAGTTCATAGAAGTACATAGTCAATCTGTGATATGATTATACTGCAATAGTAAACAAGATATTCTTCTTAGCCTGACAGGTTCATTCTTCTTTCCTGTCAGGCTTTTTTAATTTCAAAAATGGCTGTTTTTGAAATTGAAAGCGTGAAAAGCTTCGTTTTAATTTCAATATTAAAAGGCGGTGATGATTGTGACGAAGTTGACAGCAAAACAGCAGCGTTTTTGTGACGAATATCTGATTGACCTGAATGCTACACAGGCCGCAATCAGAGCCGGGTATTCAAAAAAGACAGCGGGAAGAATCGGAACTGAAAACGTTCAAAAACCTGCAATTAAAGAGTACATAGCCAAAAGGATGGCCGAAAAGGAAAGCGCGCTGATTGCAGATCAGGACGAAGTGTTGAAATATCTGACATCGGTTCTGCGTGGCGAAAGTCAGTCAGAGGAAATTGTTGTCGAAGGTATAGGTGACGGATGCAGCGAAGCAAGAACGATGCAGAAAGCACCGTCCGAAAAGGATAGGCTGAAAGCTGCTGAACTACTTGGCAAGCGCTACGGCCTTTACACTGATAGGGTCGAAACTGAAGTGGACATGGATTTGAACATTACGGTGGATTACGGTGACGCAGATGAATAGGGACAAACTTCTTGTGGAATACATTGCACTGGAATTTCCAGAATGTGATAAAACGGATGAATTGCTGAAAAGCGTTTCTGATTCACTTGGATTTAGTGTATATTGCCTTGCGATGGCGTTAGAAGATTTTAAGTCTGAAATAAGAAAGCTGTTCCCATTCTGTCTGCTGTTTGGATGTGATGACAGATGAACATCAAAGTCCAAGCAAATCCATGTTTCAAGGAAGCTGACCGCAGCACAAAGCGCTATATCGTGATGAAAGGTTCTGCTGGCTCTGGGAAGAGCGTTGACACGGCGCAAAACTACATTCTTCGGTTGATGCACGATAAAGGCCGCAATCTTGTCTGCATCCGCAAATCTGACATCACAAACCGCGATAGCACCTTTGCAGAGCTTACAGGCGCTATATACCGGATGTTTGGAGATCAAGCGGAACGGTATTGGCAGATCAATATGTCTCCGCTGAAGCTGACCTGTAAGGCCAACGGCAATCAGATTATCTTCAGGGGTATGAACGATGACAAGCAGCGTGAAAAGCTGAAGTCAATAACGTTCCAGCGCGGCAAGCTGACAGATGTTTGGTGCGAAGAAGCAACGGAGCTGACACAGGCTGACGTTGAAATCATAGATGACCGTTTGCGCGGCGAATTGCCGCCCGGTCAGTTTTATCAGATCAGAATGACCTTCAATCCGGTGAATAAGAATCACTGGATTAAGAAGGTCTTTTTTGATATTCCAGATGACAATGTGCTGACACATCACAGCACATACCTGATGAACCGCTTTATAGATGACGCTTATAAAGCCCGTATGGAGCGCAGGAAGGTCGTTGACCCTGAAGGTTATCAGATATACGGTCTGGGCGAATGGGGCGAAATAGGCGGTCTTATCCTGCATAATTGGGAAATCAAAGATGTAAGCCGAAACCTGAACGATTATGACGATATAGCCATAGGTCAGGACTTTGGTTTCAATCATGCAAACGCAATTCTGTTGTTGGGTATCAAGGATGATAACATTTACATCCTTGATGAAATATACCTGTTTGAGAAAGACACGTCAGAAATCATTCAGGAAGCCATAAAGCACGCAATTCCAACGAACAAACAGATGTGGTGCGATAGTGCCGAGCCTGACCGAATTAAGATGTGGCAAAAAGGCGGTTTCAGCCGTGCCAAGGGCGTTGACAAGGGCGGTTCTGCCGGGTCTGTCAAAGCGCAAATTGACTGGCTGAAGCAGCGGACAATATATGTGCATCCATGCTGCGTGAACACAATCAAAGAAATGCAGCAATGGAAGTGGAAGAAGGACGAGCGAACCGGCGAATATCTTGACGATCCTGTCCCCTTTCAAGATGATGCAATGGCGGCTTTGCGCTATGGCGTTGAGGGCTGGCGCAAGCTGAAGAAATGGATTTACTGAGATAGCAGCGCAAAAGCACCAGCGGCGGCAATTTTGACCATCTGGTTGCCGTTGTAAAATACTGTACTCCTTTGGGGCGCTTGACAGGTAAAGCGCCTATGGCGCTGCGCTGTTATCTTTTTTTGATTGAAAGGGGCGATTGCTATGCCAGTTATCAATATATCGGTGGAGAACAAAATAGCAGAAGCAGACGGAACACTTTATGTGTGCGACAACAGCGATTTTGTTGCGAAATTCGCTTTTGATGCAGAATGGGAAGCATACGAAAGCAAAACGGCACGGTTCGTTTATAACAACAGCTATGTTGATGTTGTTTTTACCGGAAACGAATGCCCTGTCCCAACTATCAGTGGCACATATTTTTTCAACATTGGCGTTTATGCTGGGAATTTGCACACCACCACTCCGGCGAGAGTACCTTGCAAGAAATCCATTCTTTGCGGAAGTGAATCAGAATCTTCGGCAAGTCAAGAAGTCAGAAACGAATTTCTTGACGTTCTGGACAAGCGGACGGGCGACTTGTCCGCCCTGAAAACTACCGCGAAAGATAACCTCGTGGCGGCGATCAATGAAGTGGAATTGGCTGGTGGTGCTGGCAGCATGAACTTGCGCGTGGCGGACGGCTACATCCAGTACAGCCGCGACGGCGGCAGTACGTGGACAAACCTCATCGCCATGGCAGACCTCAAGGGCGACACAGGAGCGGCTGGTACACCCGGCAAAGACGGTGCAAAGGGTGATCCCGGTGCGCCCGGAAAGGATGGCCACAGCCCGGTGGTAACGGCCACCAAGTCCGGCAAGACAACGACAATCAGCGTGGACGGGGCTGCCATTGTCACGATCGAGGATGGCGCAGACGGTGCGCCGGGAAAAGACGGCGCTGATGGGTTGAACGGTAAGGACGGTGCGGACGGCAAACCGGGGGCTGCTGGCGCGGACGGTGCTAAAGGCGCGGACGGCATCACGCCGACCATTGGCACTAATGGCAATTGGTACATCGGCAGCACGGACACCGGCAAGCCGTCACGCGGGGCAACCGGTGCGCAAGGTACACCCGGCAAGGACGGCAGTGACGCGACCGTGACTGCGGCAAGCATCACAGGCGCGCTTGGGTACAAGCCTGCCGCGCCGGGTGATATCCCGGTAGTCCCGACTGCGGAGATCAACGCCAACACCACCGCGCGGCACACGCACGCGAACAAGGCGGTAATCGACAGCATCACCGGGCTGGTGACAGCAGAGAATCTTGATAATCCGGGCCATACCACGGACTTGGTGCAGTACGGCGCATTCCAAGTTGCGGCACAGAGAATCCTTGTGCAAATCCCCACTGTGCCGGAAACCCTGCCGAACCCGAAGGCGCTGACGCTTAAAGTGGGCGGCGCCACCGCTACTTATGACGGCAGCAGCGCGCAGGAAGTAGACTTTCCGGAAATCGTGGTAGCAGAATCTGTTACTTCGCCAACCTACACTAATCAAGTGCCACTGTCGGTTGACGCTAGCGGCGCAATATACAACGGTGTTGGGTATAAATCCGGTGTTTCACTTAACTCATCAGGGGCGGAGATACCCAGTTCGGGCGTTGCCGTCTCGGGCTACATCCCCGTGAAAAAGGGCGATATCATCCGCATCAAGGACACCTCGCAGGCAAACTTCGACATGACCCTTATGATGACCCTGACAGCGGACAAAGCCGGTACGGCGAACTGCGGCAAGGATATTGTAGCCATCCGAACCAACGCAGTATACGGCACTATCACCACAAACGGCAATGTCGTCACATGGGACACCTCGGGCATCGGTTATTACTTTTGGGACAACTTTGCGTGGCTTCGTGTCACGACCCACTCGGCTGATGCCATAGTCACTGTGAACGAGGAGATAACCGACACCGTGACTACGCAGAATGTGCTCAAACCGAGCGTGAAGGTCAAAAAGGCGAATGTCGATTTTGACATAGCATCGCCCCTACTGTCGGGCAAGACGGTTGTGTGCTTTGGCGACAGCATATTTGGCATGACGCGGGACACGACATCCGTCCCCGCATGGGCGGCGGCATTCACGGGTGCAAAGGTTTACAATGTTGGTTTCGGAGGCTGCCGTATGGCCGTACACCCCACTAGTGGCTACGCTGCGTTTTCTATGTGGGCGCTGGCCGATGCTGTGGCCACGGGCACTTACACCACACAGGATGCGCAGGCATCCAGCGGCGCAGATTATTTTGCACAGCAGCTTGCGGTGCTGAAAGGAATTGACTTTGGCAGTGTTGACACGGTGGTCATCCACTACGGTACGAACGACTTCACCGGCAATGTCGCTATCGACAACGCTACCGATGACGATGATACATCAACGTTGTGCGGGGCGCTGCGATACGCGCTGCGCAAGATTCAGACTGCCTATCCAAAAATTCGCGTCTTTATTTCCTCGCCAATCTATCGTAAGTGGGATAGCACCGGCGCAGAAACATACACAAACGCGAACGGGAAGAAATTGCGGGAATTTTGCACGGCGCTGGCCGGTGTTGCAGATGAATTCAATTGCCCATGTATTGACGGCTATAAGGCGCTTGGCATAAACACCGCAAACGCTTCCGCATTTTTGGCAGACGGCACACATCTAAACGAACGCGGGCGGCAGGCATTCGGCGAGTACATCGGTGGATGCCTAATATCGCCAAAGGCGTAATACAGGGGTGACTATATGACCAACATTATCGAATCATTTGCAACTAAAAATAAGTGCTATCAAGCAGCAACACCGTTGTACCCGCGCGGCATCATGCTGCACAGCATTGGCTGCCCGCAGCCCAATGCGTCGGTGATGGCGCGCGGCTATAACCAGTACCAGCCGGGCGGGAGGAGCGTGTGCGTGCACGGCTTTATCCAGCGCGACGGGACGTACTACCAGACGCTGCCGTACACCATGCGCGCGTGGCACTGTGGCGGCGCGGCAAACGGCACGCATATCGGCATCGAGATGACCGAGCCTGCAAGCATCGTCTACACCGGCCACGGCGCTGAGTGGCGCGACCTTGACCCGGCTGCGACCGAGGCGCACGTGCGCGGGACGTATGCGGCGGCGGTGGAGCTGTTTGCGCAGCTTTGCACGCAGTACGCGCTAGACCCGCTGGAGGACGGCGTCATTATCAGCCACGCCGAGGGCGCGGCAAGAGGCATCGCCAGCGCGCACGCAGACCCCACACACCTGTGGCGGGCGTTTGGGCTGACGATGGACGGCTTTCGGGCAGACGTCGCGGCAAAGATGGCCGCGGGAAATACAGACGAGGAGGACGACGACATGGCAAGATACGACAGCATTGACGATGTGCCCGGCTGGGCGCGTGGCACAGTAAAGGAGATGATGGACGCAGGTCTGATCGCCGGTACGGGCGGTGGAAACCTTGGTCTTTCCGATGATATGCTGCGGATGCTGTATATCATGTGGCGTATGCGTGATACGCGCTATGGGCGCATCGTGGACGGCAAGGTGACTGATGTACCTGCATGGGCGCATGACACAGTGCAAAAGCTTGTCGATGACGGTGTGCTTGCTGGCGTAGGCGATGGCAAGCTGAACTTGTCCATGGATATGCTGCGGATGTTGGCAATTATGTGCCGTCAGGCCGAAAAGTAAGGTACGTATTGGAGGAAGGCCAAGTGCTTACTACAAGCGAAATTAAAAAG